AGCATTATGGACATCTCTAGGTCGTGCATGTCATGAGATGGATATGTTTGATGATGCTATTAAATACTTCTTAAAGTCAGCAGAATTAGACCCTAGCTATGCACTAGCTTATGCTAACGCTTCAGCTTCACTTGTTCAGATGTCAAGATGGGATGATGCTGAGAAGTCTGCAAAGATGGCTTTAGAATGCAATCCTAACGAACTACACGCACAATTAAACCTAGCTCATAGTTACCTTGCTAAAGGTGAATGGGTTAAAGGTTGGGAAGAATGGAACAAGTCACTAGGTGGTAAGTTCCGTAAAGAATTAGTTTATAAAGACGAACCTAGATGGGATGGTTCATCCGGTAAAGACTTAGTTATTTATGGTGAACAAGGTTTAGGTGATGAGATATTCTACGCATCATGTATACCAGACGCTATAGACATTAGTAAGCAGGTCTACATAGACTGTGATGAAAGATTAGAAACATTATTTAAACGTAGTTTTCCTAAAGCAATTGTTCATGGGACACGCAAAGCAAAAGAAGTGGAGTGGATAAATGACATTACAATTGATGCAAGATGTGCTATTGGTGGCTTACCCCAGTTTTTCAGACCAACGAGTAAATCTTTTTCTGGGACTCCTTTTCTAGTACCTGATACAGATAAGGTTGAGATGTGGAAAGCCATGTTTAAACCATGGGGTAAAACAGTTATAGGTATCACTACTAAAGGCGGTACGTTTAGAACTAACGCTAAAGGTAGACAACTTACAGAAGAAGACTTACAACCACTATTAAGACGCAAAGATATACAGTTAGTTAGCTTAGATTATAGCGTAGAAAGCAAAATTGAAGGCATTAAGTACCTAGAATTAGCATCTGACGCAAAAGATTATGACGATACAGCAGCTCTTATAGCAGCTTGCGATATGGTTTTAGGGGTCAATACTACAGCTTTACATTGTAGTGCTGCTATGGGCGTTAAAACATGGTGCTTAGTACCTAAATATCACCAATGGAGATATGCTCAACCAAGTATGCCTTGGTATAGACACATGAGACTATTCTACCAAGACGATAAAACATGGAATGAAGTAGTACAAAACGTATCTAATCAGCTATGAAATTAGCAGGTAACACATACTTACCGGATAGTGATGAGTTCTTTGTCAACTATTTTAAATTAGGTGATGTGTTTGAAAACAAATCACTAGATATTGCAATAGAACATGTAAAGAAATGGGATGTTGCAATAGATGGTGGTGCACATGTAGGTAGTTGGTCTAGGTTTCTATGTGATAAGTTTAATCTAGTCGCATCCTTTGAACCTAACCCTGATAACTTTGAATGTTTAGTAGCAAATACTAAGAACAAAAACAATATTATTCTGTCTAAGTTTGGTCTATACGATACTCATCAAGAGTTTGCACTAAAAAGTGGTAATAACACAGGTTGTTGGCACTTATCTGAAGGTAAAGGGATTAAAGTAATGCCTATGCCTGACTTCGGTGCATTAGACTTCTTAAAACTAGACGTAGAAGGTTTTGAACACAATGCCATTACAGGCATGATAGACCAGATTAAACGCTATAGACCTGTAATTGTGATAGAAGAAAAAAGTCTAGCACATAAACCACTAACATACGAAGCAAGAAATCTATTAGAAAGCATTGGCTATAAAGAAGTAGGTCAAGCACATAAGGATATAATCTTTGCTTAACGTAACATTTCTTCATGTAGGTAAAGATGTAGATATGCCTACAAAAATGGTAGCTTCTGTAAAAGAAGTTATGCCAACTGCAAACATAGTTCAATTATCAGATATGAATACGCCAATTATAAAAGGCGTAAATACTATTATCCGTAAAGAATATAACGGTCTTATCATGGTATTTAGATTAGAACATTTAGCTTCACTCAGAGGCAATTGGGTAACACTAGATACAGACATGATAATAAAAAAAGACTTATCTCATGTATTTAACCAAGACTTTGATGTAGCTTTAACAAGACGTTATGGTGTCATCATGGATGCAGAAGGTAATGATGTAGTTAAGCTCATGCCATACAATGCAGGTGTTATGTTTTCTAAGAACCATGAGTTTTGGATAGAAGCATTAAACAAATTAAAGAGTCTTGATAGAAAAGCACATGAATGGTATGGAGACCAATTAGCTATTAAGCTAATGGCAGATACAGATAACTATAAAGTATTAGAACTATCTTGTGATGAATATAACTACACTCCAAAAGATAAAGAAGAACGTAAAGATGTATATGTTTATCATTTTAAAGGTCAGCGTAAAGACTGGATGATGAACGGACAATATTAAAGGATATTAAATGGCATTTACAAACTATAATAGCTTTGTATCAACGGTAGAAAGCTATCTAGCGAGAACAGACTTAACAAGTGTTATCCCTGATTTCATTCAGATGGCACAGTTAAGAATGAGTCGTGACTTACGAACAGAAGCTATGTTAAAGGTTGCAACTACTACACCTTCTGATAATAAGGTAGCGTTTCCTACTGACTTCTTAGAGTTAAGAGAAATGCACTTTGAGGGTAACCCACCTATTATCTTAGAGTTCCAATCACCTGACTTGTTCTTCCGTAATGGTCAAACATCATTATCAGGTCGTTCACGTTACTTTACAATGTTAGGCACAGAGTTCCAGTTTGCACCTAGTCAAAACTCTGATTACACCATTCAAATTTTATACTATGCTCAACCTACATTTATTTCTACTACAACATCTAGTAACTTGTATTTAGCATACTATCCAGACGCTTTACTTTATGCAACATTAGCAGAAGCAGAACCGTATCTTATGAATGACCCTAGAGTAGCAACATGGTCAGCATTATATGATAGAGCCATCGCTAATATTCAGAAAAGCGATTTAGGTCAAACATACGCATACACAACATTAAACGTAACACCACGATAAGGAAAAAATCATGGCAGAAATTAGTAATTTTTTAGAGAACGCAATTATCAACGCTACTCTACGCAATACAACATATACATCAGTAGCAACAGTATATGTATCGCTATGGACTTCAGACCCTACAGACGCAGGTAGTGGTACAGAAGTATCCGGTGGTTCATACGCTAGAACAGCAGTTACATTTGGTGCACCATCTAACGGTGTGACTACAAACTCTGCTGACGTTACATTCCCAACAGCAACAGGTTCATGGGGAACAGTAGGTTGGATTGGTATTAATGATGCTTTAACTACAGGTAACTTACTTTACCATACAGCATTAGATACATCTAAAACTGTTACATCTGGCGATATATTTAAGATTTCTACAGGCAATCTTTCAGTTACATTAGCGTAAGGATAATTCATGGCTTTAATTGTCAAGGATAGAGTACAGGAAACTACTACCACTACAGGCACAGGCACAATTACGCTTGCTGGTGCAGTATCTGGCTTTCAATCATTCTCTGTTATAGGTAATGCTAATACTACTTACTACGCTATTGTAGGTAGCACAGAATGGGAAGTAGGTCTAGGTACATATACATCTTCAGGCACTACTTTATCTCGTGATACGATATTAGAGTCTAGTAATGGTGGAACTGCTGTAAACTTTAGTGCAGGCACAAAGAATGTATTTGTAACCTATCCTGCTGAAAGGTCTGTTGACACAGATATTTCTCAAACACTTACCAATAAGACATTGACAGACCCAGTTATTACTGGAGCAATTCTTGAAGATATATTTACAATTACAGATGGTGCAGCCTTTGAGATTGACCCAAGTAATGGAACAATTCAGCTTATTACTTTAGGTGCTAATAGAACTCCTAAAGCTACAAATTTTGCTAATGGTGAATCAGTAACTTTAATGATTAATGATGGAACTGCATATACAATTACATGGACTGATACTACATTTGGAGCTAGTGGTGTTGTTTGGGTAGGTACTTCTGCAACAGGTTCAGCACCAACATTAGCTACAACAGGATACACTATTATTGAACTTTGGGAAGTAGGTTCACAAGTGTATGGTGCTTTTGTTGGAGTAGCATAATGCTAAGTCACGCCTTAAGAGCAGCTAGAGTTCAAAGAAGGTTATCTATAGCTTTTCGTTCATCTGCAAGTAATGTAACAACCTCATTATTAACTGCTCCATCTGACATTGTAGCAGGTGATTTATTAATTTGGTATAACAATGTAGCAAATACTTCTGGTTTTCCAACAGCAGTTACTCCAACTGGATTTACACTTATTACAAATGGTACTGCTGGTACAAATAGAAGGCTTATTACTGCCTATAAAATTGCTGTTGGTGGTGACGCATCAAGTACTATAACTGGTATGAGTGCTGGTGCAACTAATGCCAAAGCAATTTTGGTATTTTCTACTAATGGAGCAAGTAGTGCTAGTGTATTTGACATTGAATATCAAGCTACAGATGGTGACCCTACTGCTCAAACTATTACATCTGCAACTGGAACTCCACCATTGGTAGATATTGGATTTGTCAGAAATCTATCAAATAACCGCTCCATGACTCCAACACAAGATGGAGAACTAAGTATTGGTAATGGTCACTTTGGTTTATATAAAATATATAATTCTAGTCCAGTTGATGTTGTTGTTGATACAAACGATGGTGGTAATGCCAATACAATAAACTCTTTTTATATGCAGGTATCTTAAATGTCATTTATTTTAAAACAAAATGGAAATATAATTTTATCAACTAAATCTTGGTCTCCAGAGTCTTATTCTAAATTTACAAATACCTCATATCCAAATAAAGCAGGCAATCATTATATTTGGGAACAAAATGGTTATTGGTTAGGATGGGAAGATGACCCTGTAGTAGAAATTGCACCTAAAACTCAACAAGAAATAGACCAAGAAAATGAGTTAAATAGATTAAGTGCTTACAGAGAAGAATCAGACCCATTATTTTTTAAATGGCAACGTGGTGAAATTGATAAACAAGTATGGCTAGATAAAGTAGCTGAAATTAAACAACGCTGGAGCTAATATATGTTTGGTATAAGTGCATTTTCGCAAGTACCATTTAGTTCTTTACCTTTAGGAGGACAGGTATTAACTGCTTCTGCTCAGATTAATGGTAATGCTACTGTTGTTGCATTAGCAAATAGAATATTAAGCTTTAGTGGTGCAATAGATGGAAATGCAACCGTTAGTGCTTTAGGTGGTTTATCTCAATTTGGTATAGCATCTATTAATGGCACAGCTACAGTTACAGCAGATGGTTTTTATATTGCAGATGGTGTTGCAGCAATTAGTGCTTTTGCTGACGTAACTGCAATAGGAAGTTATATAGCAACTGGAACAGCAGTAATTACTGCTAACGGAACTATAATAGCTAATGGCGTTATACAAGGTGAAGGATGGAATCCTATTACACCTTCTTCAGATACATGGTCAACAATTACAGCAGGAACAGAAACTTGGACTGATATTTCTCCAAGTACAGACATTTGGTTACGACAAGGATAAAAGATGGCAAAGACAAAAATTAGTGAATATTCAGCTACGTCTGCAGATAATACAGACATTAGTAATATTAACATTGCAGAAGGATGTTCACCTGCTAACGTAAACAATGCTATTAGAACAGTAATGGCACAGCTTAAAGACCAACAAGCTGGTACAAGTGGTGACCCATTTACTTGTTCAGGAACGCTAACATCTTCAGGCACACTTGCAGTTACAGGTGCATTAACATTAGATGGTGCTGCAGGCACGTCAGGTCAAGTATTAACCTCAGCAGGTTCAGGTACTCCTACATGGGCAAATTCTTTTGTAGCAGGCATGATTATAATGTGGTCAGGTACTATTGCTACTATACCTACTGGATGGCTATTATGTAATGGCTCTAGTTCAACTCCTGACTTACGAGATAAATTTATTATAGGTGCTACTGCTGATAGTGGTGGTGCTGCTAAAACAAA